TACTGCTAGACTAGCAGCTTTAACCATTTCATGTTCTTCTTCAGTGTACGCCGACAATAAAGGATCACCGCCAATCCAGTTATCAGCCTCTGCTCTTGTAGGATAATCTGGTGCACCTGCTAAAGCAACACCCATTCGCCAATTTAAATAAGCACTACCAGTACTCTGATTTAGACTAGGCATTGTCATTGCATTTTTCATTGCAGCTTTTTGTGTAGGGTCAATTTTTTTAGTAACACCTGTAGCTTTTTTTCCTAGTGCGTTTGTTGTTCCTTCTGCAACTGCGGCTTTAGAACCCTTTGCAACCTTTTCAGGATACATATTTAAGAAATGAGCAACTATGTCAAACATGGGATATGATTTTTCGCCTACTGTAATCATAGTGCTTGGTTTTACACCAGCATCTTTATAAAAACTAGCCTTGTCTCCACTACGAACAGCAGCTCGTAAATTGGTGGCACTTGCTAGGCGTTGTGTTTTAACCCAATCAATTTGATGAAACTTGTAAAAGCCGTGCGCTTTACCTTCAACTCCATTGTATTGTTGTAATGCTTTAATCAACCATTCTTCATCTGTATACACTTTTAGATGTATATTTCCGCCTTGTTCTTCATAAATGCGGCTAGCTAATGTCATTAAACTTTGTTCTGGAATTACATGTCCAGCAATTTTAGGCCACACAGCGGCCATGCATTGTAATTTAACTTCGTACGGTAGCGGATCTTTAGGACCACTAGTGCTTTCGTTAGTACCTACATACCAAATAGGATTAGTACTGGCAGACTTCCATACTTCTCTATGTCCACGATGCGGAGGATTGAATCTACCAAAGCAAACGCCAATGGTTTTTAAAGAACCGTCAAATTCTTCCCCACCTTCGGGCACTTGCTCATATATGTTTTCAAATAATTCTCTTAATCTCATTTTAACGTCCTGGTACCCATGTTGTAGGAACAATCTTTATATTACCATATTTATGATGTTTCTGAGCATAGCGAACATGTCCTTCGCTATTACTGTCCCATATTTCTTTGCGTGGCTGTTGTCTAATACCAGCATCAATTTGATCTTTCATATTTCTAATTCCTTTAATTAGGAAAAAGATTGCATCAAGTCCGCCAGGATGCTGTTGTATCATATCAATAATATGTTGTTGTTTCTTTTGACTAACACCTTTTTGTTGCATCCAATCAATAAATGTTTTGCCGTTAATACTGCTAAAGTCTTGTTTGCCACCGGCATGCAAATTACTCATTTGATTAAAGAACGGATAAAAAATGCCATTTTTATCTGGATCAGGTAAACTTCCTAAGAAATTATCAATAACTGAACCGTGCTCATTAACGTATTCGATCATTTCATCTACAGGACTAGTATCAACTTCTGGTGCTGTATCTGTATAGATAGGACCTTGCACAATCAATCCAGCAGTATTATTAAACATACTAAAATCGTCCATCGGTTGTTGCTCTCTGTCACTAGCACCAAATGTATCAAATGTTGCATGTCCAACTACCATTACTTGTGCTTTAGCAATACGTTGTCCTAGTTCACTTGCTGCATCTACATGATAACAAGTTTTAGATATTGGGTTAGGACAAAATGTCCATATACCCTGCGGATATTCTTTTGTTGGCTTTTCTAGTTGTTTAGGATTGTTTGGTTCTACTCCAAACAAATTATCAGCGTATACAAATCCAACAAAGTTTTTTGGAGTTGCAGCATCAAATAACGGATATAAATTTGCAAAATTTGTAGCAAATTGTTGACGCTGTTTTTGTTCTTCGGGAGTTTTAATTTTACCACTTTGGTTAGCAATAAAATCATATACATCGTGCTGATTTGTTGCCTTCACTCCACGCGACCATTGATTGTGTCCTGCTAATATTAATGGTCCATTTTTCTTTTCACGACCCCAGTAGACTTGAGGATTGCCATCCCACTTACGGCGTATAGTAGTAGCACCTTCTTTTTCATCGGCAATTTCTTTAAAATGACCTAGAGCTTCTAGCGTCCCGCGAGATCCTTTAAAAAATACTAAATGTTCTGGATGATTAAAAGGACGGCCGTACTTTTCCATACTGTCGTCTTCAGCAGGTGCCTTTGCTTCATTAAAGAACAATTCTCGAAGTAACACAGTTAGTCCTTGTATTTGCCGTCGTCGTAATCTTTACGGAAATCGTCATGTAATTTTTTACAAACCTCTAAACATTGCTCTTCATCTAACGATGCTGGCAATTGACGTATTGGGAATTTTTTAAGATAATTTTTATAGCTTTCTTCTACAGCTGATTTAAAAATTATAGGATTAAGCTCTTTTTTAGCTTTTAACCCTTCAATGCAACGCACTACACTTGGGAACATATGACGTCTGTATACATCATCGTCATTATGCATAAAGAATGCAAGATCTTCAATTAGATCGTAATTGATACCAGTGCCTTCTTCATCTTGTTTGATAAAGTCTAAATCGTTGAATTTTTTACCTTCTAGCAGTTCTCTAATACGCATTTTTAAGCCCGTTATTAATAGTCACACGAATATTGTGCGGATATACTATTTATCGTATGTGGGTTTATAAGATTACGCTTTGATTATGCGTTCAATCTTGTTTATTGAGCCGCCTAAGTGCATTTTTGTCATGAGCAAGTTGTTTTCGCCCGTAACATAAAAGTATGTCCCGCCCCAACTGCGATTTCTAGCAAGTTCTCGTTTGCAAGTTTTAGTTAACTTTAGCTTGGAGTTCTTTTCAGCCCATTGTATAAATGCACTGTGTTCTTGGTCAGTTTTACCCAGTGTAATCTTGTAATCATAGTTAATTTTGGGAAGTATAATTGTATTTTCCTCTAAGGGCGTATTAGCTGGAGGAATACTGATATACTTAACTTTATCTTTGTCAATTTTAACTATACTATCAATGCTAGATTTGTCGTTAGTGTAGACTGTTATCCAGGGGCTTTCTACCCTAACTTCTAAATTTGTTAATTTGTTAAGTTGATGTTGCAACTTAAAAGCATAATCCAAATCTTCTTTAGTTTTAATAGACTGTGAACGCCAGTGATTTTTATCTTCTAATGAAATCTTTTTAAGATTATCTAACGTACCGGTCCAGTCTCCGCCGCGGAACCAGCTGGCACCAGCACAAGTTAACACTAACTTGTACTGATACTGTCCTCTAAATAATCTTTTAGTTGTCTTGAATAACATCTTCTATTTTGATTTCTGTAGAAAGCAACGGAACTTTAGGCGTTTTACCTTTAGCAACAATTACAATTTGATCATTGTCAACAGTAATAGTAGCCCACCCACCGTTCTTTAGTTCTCCAAATAACATCATCTTGGCAAGATTACGTTTGATATCTTTATCAATAACACGTTGTAGTGGGCGAGCACCCATCTTAGCATCGAACCCTTTGTTGATAAGATATTCAATAGCGTCTTTGTTAATTTTAATGCGAATAGCTTTATCTTTAACTTGATCTCGCAATTCTTCAATGAATTTTTCAACAACCTTAACCATTGTCTCTTTGCTGAGTTTGTTAAACGTAATAATACCATCTAAACGATTACGGAATTCTGGAGTAAAGAATTTGTTAAGTTCCTTATCGCTATATTCTTTCTGTTGTGCGCCAAAGCCAATTGCATTTTTATCTGCTTCTTGTGCGCCAGCATTAGTAGTTAAGATAAGAATAAGTTGTCGGCAATCAGCACGTTTACCATTTGAGCCAGTGATAAAACCATTATCCATCATCTGTAGTAATACAGTTGATACATCTGGATGTGATTTTTCAACTTCGTCAAACAACAGAACAGCATTTGGGTTTTCTTGGATCTGTGTAATTAACAAGCCAGCATTTTCTTCGAAGCCAACATAACCAGGAGGGCTTCCAATTAACTTACTAATGCTGTGTTTTTCTTGGTATTCACTCATATCAAAACGTAGAAGTTTAACACCTAAGTTTTTAGCTAATGCTTTGGCAGTTTCTGTTTTACCACAACCTGTTGGCCCCATGAATACAAAACTACCAATTGGCTTATTTTCTGGTTTTAATCCTGCTTGTGCAACCATAATTTTATCAACTACTTCGGTAATAGCAAGATCTTGTCCGTAAACTTCTTCTTCAAGTTTAGTTTGTAGTGTTGCTAAGTTAGAACTTTCTGTTTCAGCTACAACTTCTTCAGGCATTTGTACAACTTTTGAAAGTTCGTATTGAATTTCACGTTCAGTAACAATACGTTCATCGGCTAGTTTTAAATTAAAACGACTGCAAGCTAGGTCAACTAAATCAATTGCTTTATCTGGCAATTTTTTATCTGCTTGATATTTCACAGATAACTTAATTGCTGCTTGTAATGCATCGTCTTTAATTTTAACATTGTGGAATCCTTCGTAGTATTTTTTAATACCTTTAAGAATTTGCAATGTTACTTCTTGTGTCGGCTCGTCGACAGTAATGCGTTGGAAACGGCGCATGAGCGCACGATCCTTTTCAAAGTGTTTACGATACTCTTCCCAGGTAGTACTAGCAACTACTTTGATATTACCCTTGCTTAGTGCAGGCTTCATCATATTAGCCAAGTCGTTTGCTGAATTACTTGCTGATCCAGCACCGCTAATCATGTGAGCTTCGTCGATAAACAAAACAGTCTTACCTTTCTTTGTAAGTGCTTTCAACACCATCTTAAAACGTTCTTCAAAGTCACCGCGGTACTTACTACCAGCAAGCATGGCTGAAATGTCTAAGTTATAAACAGTATAATCCTTAAGGAAGTCTGGAACTGCGCCCTTCACTATGTTGTAAGCTAAACCTTCGGCTATGGCCGTTTTTCCTACACCAGGATCTCCTACAAGGATTACGTTGTTTTTACTACGACGACCCATTGCAAGTGCAATGTTTTCTAATTCGTCAATACGTCCAATAACTGGATCAATTTTATTTTTCTTAACTGCTTCATTAAGGTTAGTGGTAAAAGCTGATAGTGCTCGACTAGATCCACTTTCTTGTTCTTGATCTTCATCTTCTTCAATTGCGTTATTGAGATAATCTGTAAATTTATCTTTATCGATTTCTGCTTGTGCAATATAAAAATATGCCCAACTACGTTTTTCACCCATCATAGCAATGAATACATCAGCTGGTTCTATACGTTGACGACCATTAAACAATACTTGAGTGAACGCACGATTTAATACACGTTCGACGCTTTGAGTTTTTTTAGGTTTTACTACAACATCAAGAGTTGTTATTTCTTCGCATTTATTTTGTAGATAGTCTGCAAGATTTTTTCTAAGATCATCTACTTTAGCACCGTAACCTTGTACAGTCTTACTAAAAGATTCTTCCATAAGCATTGCCAATAGTAAATGCTCAATAGTAAGATATTCGTGATGTAGTTTCTTTGCAGTTTCAATTGCTTTTTCAAAAACTGCTTGAAGATTGTCGCTAGGTTCAACCATTTAGTTTCCTTTGTTTTTTTCTTGCCATATTAAGTTTTAAACTACTTACATATTCTGTAAAAGTTATTCCGTCCAAATGATCTAACTCATGTTGGAAACATCTTGCATCGATGCCTTCAAGTTCTATTATACATTGTTTACCCGTGTTGTCAAGATAAGCGGCTGTTATTTTATTGTGTCTTTGAACTTTAAGCCACAGGTTTGGAAAGCTCAAACAGCCTTCTTCACCTTCGATTTTATCGTTATCGCCAAACATGATCCATGGATTAAAACAACCAATTTCCCTACCGTCTTTGAGTTTCATAACAAATACTCGACGTAATAGACCAACTTGATTGCCCGCCAAACCAATACCATTATTAGCTCGCATTGTTTCAAGCATTTCACGCTCAATAACTTCTGCATTGACGTGATTTTTAAAATCCCAATTTTCTGCTTTTTGTGTTAAGATTGGATCAGGTTCTTTGACTAATTTCAGCATCGATAATCCTTAGACGTGTAATAAGTTCTGGGTCAGTAATTGCTTGTCCTCGGATGTTGACTCTGATAACAAAGCGGCCTTTAACGCCATTATGGGGATTTGGAAAACCAAATCCAGCACTAGCATATTCAACACCTGTTTCAACTCCTGGGCGAATAACAACTTCTTTTTCCTCGCCTGTTATAAATTTAACATGTTTTCTGCAACCAATCATAGACTCAATTGGACTAATATTGATAGATGTAACTAAGTCGTTTTCTTCTCTACTGAACATTGGATCTGGTAATACGATAACAGTAACATTTAGACTACCGCGAGGTGCTCCTGGAACGGAGTCATCTCCTAGGCCTTGGTATCGAATAGTTTCACCATGACTTATGCCTGGAGGAATGTTAATTACTACAGTTTGTGATTTGCCACTAGGTAAATGATAGTTAGCTTCTAACTGCTTGCCCTGGAATGAATCTAATAAAGTGATTTGACATTGTATATTTAGGTCTCGGTTTCGTCTAATCTGACGACCAAACCCATCACCGAAGAAATGTCCAAACCCGCCAGCAAACGGATGACCACTTCCAAAGATATCATTGATATCTTGGAATCCTCCAGTGTGGAATCTAAACTGCCCTCCACCACCTTGGCGTTGCATGTCGTATTCGGATTTCTTTTGAGGATCACTTAGTGTTTCATATGCAACGGATATGTCTTTGAATTTGGCTTGATCTCCGCCTTTGTCAGGGTGATGTTTATTAGCCAAACTTCTATAGGCTTTTTTAATTTCGTCTGGGCTAGCGTTTTCGCCAACGCCCAATGTTTGATAGTAATCAGTCATAGTCATAAAAACAGGTCAGTTATATACAGTAATTATACTGTATTGTTCCTGACCTGTCAAGAGTTTGGTAAAACTAATTATTTCTTTTTGGCTGGTTCAGGAACTTTATCGCCTTCTACCTTTTTATGGACTTTGATTTTCTTGCATTCCTGTGCTGGCTTTCCGTCTTTGCCCTTTACAACTTGGCCTTTTTTATCTAATTTGTCTTTACAAACTTCTTTAGTTTCTCCACCAGCATAGGCTGTTCCAACTAATGCTAGTGATGTTAATAGTGCGAATAATAATTTCATTTTAATTTTCCTTTATAAAACTGGATCGTCAGTTGGGACAATCTTCTTACCACTTGCTGTTACGGCAGGAGTCGCTGGCGCTCCAAATCCTGAACTGCTACCAAAGCTGCTTGTTGCTGGCGCTGAAGGTGCGCTTCCAAACCCGCCTCCGCCAAAGCTACTTGGGGCTGTTGCTGGAGAACTGAATCCCCCTGTCGGTGCACCGAAGCTTGGCGCAGGTGCGCTAGGTGCTGTAAAGTTGCTTGATGGTACTGCTGCTCCGCCATTGTTTGCTCCATTTAATTTTTCTTGTGTGCGACCAAATGCCGCAATACCTAACACAGCACCCATAGCAATATGGAATAGGCCAGCACCTTGTAGTGTTAGAGGATTCCATTGTGTAATAGGACTATGTGTTAGAGTTTGTAATAAACTCCACAATATTGGAAATACAACCATGTCCATCATACAGACAACCATGTACATCCAACCCATCATTGGACGCCACTTAGCGTTCATCCAATCTTCTTTTTTCTTTTCGCTTTCGCTTTTAATTTCTTCGCTCATTTATCGCTCCTGTATTTTTAAAAGAATAGCAATGCGCCTTGTAGGCTTAATACAATTCCTAATCCTGCTACTACAAAACTACCCCAGAACAATGGCATACTTACAGCAAGGATACTTGCTGATAATAAAACGATTGCTAGTTGGTATGCGGTACTTGCATAACCAATCCAAGGACTACGCTGTTTAGCGTCATCACGCTCTGCCTCTAACGCTTTTGCCTTTGCTAATAAATCTTTTTTGCCTTCTTTTGGTTCGTTTTCATACTTTTCAATCTTAGCAGCCATTTCTTCAGCACGTTTTTTGTCGCCGTTATGCTGTGCTTCATATAAGTTTTGCTCTGCTAAACTTTGTTTGATTGATTTAGCTTGATAGAAACTGTAAGTGTCGTTGGCTTTGATAGTATTGTTTAATACTGTGCTTGATAGTTTTCCACCGTACCAAGCGTTGATTGCTAGACAAAGAGCAAACACGTTAATGACCATACCTGCTTTGTCTTTGATCTTTGCTTCACGCTCACTACGTGATCCAGCTGGTGGTTTAGGTGCATCTGGATCTTTTGGTTGTTTGTTAATCATGTTTAATACTGAATCTATTAATGCCATTACTGCGCTCCTTTCTGATATTTACTTTACGCTTTCGAAAATTTTCTTTTGACTGTTGTACCATTCGATCCAAGCGTTATATTTCTCTCTTAAAGAATAGTATTTGCCAGCATTTTCGTTAGCATTTTCTATAATATCGCTTAGTTCAATTTTTTTGCTAGTATCTAGCGGTGTTAATTTATCTGCAGGTTGTACTAAAACTTCTGGAACTTCTGGAAATTTTACCACGACTGGAGCAGTTGTGCTGCAACCAGCAACTAATACAACGAGGAAAATAGCTAAAATATTTTTCATTTTTTCTCCTCTGTTGGATCTGCTATTGCTTTATTATAATCAATAATAGCAATTTCTGGAACTTTACACTCTGCGTTAATTAACTCTTTATCTTTTTGAATTATTGTTTTAACTACTTCTACTTTTTTCTCAACAACTTTAACACGTTCAACGACTTTAGTTTGTATAACTGTGTTTACTTGTTGAGATTTTTCTTCTGCAATTTTTAATTTATCTTGTAATTCTTTAACTCTTGCTTCCCATGCCATTTGAACACCATGTCCACCGCACAAATAAGCACCTACAACTAACAAGACAACACCGCCAAGTTCCGCTGGCAGTTTATATTGTCCCATTAATGGAATCCATTTTACAAGTTTGCTACCAATGTAAAAACTAAATCCTAAGATTGTAAGTAAGTAATAGATCCAAACAAAAATACTATCTGGAATAAGACTTAACATCCATCCAATTTGACCCATGTTATGCCCCTAGTACGTGTATTGCATGGTTGTAATGTTTTACACGATCCTCTAAACCTAATGTTCCGCCGTTAATGCGTTTAGTCATAGTAAGCATATCGCCTTTGTCTGCTAAATCATTTAAATTATTTGCTTCCCAGAACCAAGCTGCTGATTGTACGCAACCTTCAAATGTTGTTAAATGCTCACTAGCTTCATCTAAGCTAATTTCCAAACTTTGTGCGTAACGTGAATAGTTATCTTTACCAGTCAATTGAATTAATCCTCTTCCACAAAATTTCCAACCATCACCTGACTCTTCAGGACCATTGCCCATGCGGTTTGCATACGCACGATTGGCAATAGCTTCTTGATTGTGAGCATAACGCTGTGCAGTTGCTAAGTCTGGAAAATAACGAGGCCAAACTTTGCAAAGACTTTCTGCTTTATAATTTAAATTTTCTTTAATGGCTTTGTATCCGCCTGATTCATGTGCTGTTTGTGCTAAAAATGCTGCAACTCTTGGTATAGTATCAATATCGTAATCTGGCAATATTTCACATAGTGCTTCAAACCAGTGATCAGCATATGGATTCTTTCCAATTATTTCATTAAATTTTTGTTGTGTAAAATCAAACTTAAATCCGCTCATTATTATTTCCTTTTTAGTGCAACCGCCCATCCGCGGTTTTCAAATATGAATGTATCGCCCACTTTGGTAATGTTATAGTTACCAATGTACTTGGATAAAAACATAACTTCTGCCATACTATTACTTTCTAGCATGATTGGTCCTTGTACTTCTTCATACACTTCTTGTCTTGTACCGCTGGTTGAAATATTAAAAGTTATTACATCGCCTTGATTGCGTTTAAAACTAATAGATTCGTCAAGTAATTTAATTTCGTCTGCATAACTATTAACAAAAAATTCTTGAAAATTATCTAACTTACTACGTTCTGTTGCAGCATCGTATGCGTTTTTGTCTGTTGGAATGGCAGAAGCCAAATTTTCTTCTGTAGCGTCTTGACTTTTAAAATTTTTAAAATATCGAAATTTAAAATTATTAATTCCTGAAATTTTTTCAACGCCATCTAAAATTTCTCTTATTTGTTCAGGTGCGTGTCTAGTTCTTTCTAATTCAACATAAACTTTGTATGTACCGTCGTCTAATTCGCCAGGACTAACATCTGCATCTAATACAAAATCAAAACCCATTTCAATAAAATTTTCTAAATCTTTTGCTGGATCTTCATGATCAACTGTAAAAGAAATAGTAACGATATCTTCGTCATCGCCTATTTTACTTTTAAAGGCATCGATCTCAATGACTTTTTTAATAAAGCCTCTTAAGTCTGCCGCTCTTAAACTTTCGTTAATCATAATTATCCTTAAACTGCCGGAGCTGGAGCTGCGCCTGCTGGAGCTGCGCCCGCAGGAGGCATTGCGCCCGCTGGTGGCATTGCGCCTGCTGGTGGCATTGCACCTGCTGGTGGCATAGTTGGATTAGGTACCTTTGGCGGTTCTTTGCTTGGTTGAGCTTCAGCTTTCATCTTATCCATATAACCGCGGTACATATCAAATGCAATTTTCTTTGGCATCTGAATTTCAACAATCCATATAGGTTTGCGATCTAGTTTACCCTTTTTTGTACCTGGGCGGAAATCTTCGGGTGTTTTAATTTTACGAGGTTCTACTAAATGACTGCGTTGATACTTAATTTTACATCCTAAATCTTGTAATCGTTTAGCACCAACTGGATTGGGCATACTTTCTTTAGGCCACATAAACCCAGCAGTAATCCAATGACGATCAACTTGCGGTCCATAGGCTAATTCACCGTTTTCCCAGTTCTCATAAGCGTATAAATCCATCTCGTCTAACACACGCTCAAAGTCTTTAAGCACGGCTAGGCTAGTATTATTTTCGTATAAATCGTCAATGTTTCTTATGACTTCTAAAATGTCGTACATAGCGGGTCCTAGAATCTTCTATACTTATTTAGCTGGTTTAAAATCATAACGTATCAGTTTATTATTTGCTGTATTCGTTAAATAATAGTGTAGGACCTCTGTAGTTATCGGGCGGTCGCTACAAGTCCTGCTTTTAAAAGAGTAGGAGATAACCTAGATGAGTAAAAGAGTGAAAAAACGCTTTACATCAGAAGTTAAAGTAATTGATTTTCAACCATATCTTCCCCAGAAGAAGCAGCGTGTAAGCCTGTATCCTCGTAACGAGAACCAGAAAACTTACATACAAAAACTCCAAGATGACAATAAAAGTATAGTATTTGCTATCGGACCTGCGGGTACGGGCAAAACCATGCTGGCTGTTCAACATGGAATTAAGTTGTTTCAAGAGGGTATTGTGGATAAGATAGTCGTTACCAGACCCGCCGTTTCCGTAGATGAAGATTTAGGATTTTTACCAGGTACGCTAAATGAAAAGATGGCTCCATGGACCCGTCCTATTTTTGACGTATTTGCGGAATATTATCAGCAAAAAGATATCGCCAAAATGTTAGAGGAGGGCGTCATTGAAATATCCCCATTGGCTTATATGCGTGGCCGCACGTTTAAGAACGCATACATTGTTGCAGACGAAATGCAAAATGCTACAGTCAACCAGATGAAGATGTTATTAACACGCCTGGGTGAGAATAGTAAAATGGTAGTGACAGGAGACCTAGCACAAGCCGATAGATTAAACGATAATGGCTTGATAAATTTTTGTAACCTACTCGGAGAGCGAACAGCATACCGTCATATTGACATTGTGCAATTTGACCAACGAGACATTGAAAGACACGAAGCCGTTAAGGAGGTGTTAAAGATTTACGGTGATTAAAAAAAGGACGCTTTATGCGTCCTTTTCTATTTGTTCTACTGTGATTCCTGATGCTTTGAGGAATTGTATTCCATCTTCGTTACGATAAGCATCACGATAATAGACAGCATTAATGCCACTTTGGTAAATGAGCTTGGCACAATCAAGGCAAGGACTATGAGTGATAAACATAGTAGCATTGAGGCCAGACTCAGTACTTCTAGCCAATTTAGCGATTGCATTTGTTTCAGCATGTAATACCTCAGGTTTAGTTTTTAGCGAGGTAGTATCATCGGAATGTTGGATAACGTCCTCGCAATTATTATCCCAACCGGCCGGCATACCATTGTAGCCGATACTAATAACTCTATCGTCCTTAACAATGATAGCACCAACGTGTAATCTACGTGCATGACTAAGTTCCGCAAATATTTCTGCGGTTTGCATGTAGGCAGTTTTTAATTTTGTTTTCACAGCATTGCTAACCGAATTAAGGTTGCCGCAAGGTTGATTTCAACATCAATAACCAATGTGTGATCAACAAGGCCTTGCTTGATAATGAGTATAGCTTTGTTCTGTTTCTCTTCATCTCCAAATATGGCGATGTTATCATACAACCATCGATAAATTTCTTCCATCTCCTCTGGGCGAGCCTGTGAGCAGACGAGTTTACGGGCCTCGCTAATCTTGCCCGCTTTGAATAATTGCACCATTTCAAGTTTGTAATCTTGTTCACCTGTATCGCCTTTTTCCGGACTGTGTAATACTTTGTCTAAACTGTTCATTTGAACAGTATTAATACATTTACGCAAATCCGGATAAGTTGCTTTGACAAATGTATCAAGTGTATCTAAATCAAATTCTATGTTTTCTTCCACAAGTATAGTAGCCACACGAGCAGTAAACTCAGTAACATCGACTCGTTCAATGTGGAATCCTTGGCATCTGGAATGCAAAGCAGGAATAATACGATTGGGGTAATTGCAAGTAAGAATAAACCTAGCGGTTGTGTGATACTCTTCCATAACTCCGCGGAGAGCCGCTTGTGCGTTTGGGGACAAATAATCTGCTTCATCTAATAGCACCACCTTAAAGTCGCCAAATGGAATCATTTGGACAAAGTTTACAATTTTATCTCGTACATCTTCAACAGAGTTTGTACGACTTGCGTTAATTTCTAGTATGTCTAATGGATTAATGTCTAATTCGTTAAACAGTATTTTTGCTAGTGTTGTTTTACCAATACCAGCATTACCGCTGAACAACAGATGTGGAATACTACCTTCTTTAATCCATCGTTCTACTTGTTCCTTTTGGTGATTATCTCTAAACACATATCCGTCAATTTTACTTGGACGATATTTTTCTACCCATAATTCTTTCATCTTTTGCCTTCTGCGTCTATTACACGCTGTCTAAGTTCGCTTGTACTAAAGCT